GCCAAAGGATCATACCCCCGACAACGTGAAATTGATACAAGAGGCAAATACAGAGGAAAGTAGCAGAAATAAGGAACATCAATGTTAATATGTGGCATTGGACTAGCCGTCCTCATCACCATCGGCGCGTGTATCATGCTCTACGAGCTGAAAGTGCAACGGCAACTCAATAGGTACAAGGATAGGGACTGGACATACGATGGCTAACAAGGACGGATACAGAATGAGCAACAGACAGCTTACCGAAAAGCATAAAGAGCTGTTGCCATTTCTCGCAGATGACAAGAGCGATAGAGAGATATCTAGCACATTAGGCGTCAACATCTACGCGTTCTACCAGCGCATAGAACGCATGATGGATATCCTGAAGCTTGCAGGAAGAGATGAGCTTGTGAAGTACGCGAAAGAGTACGTCAAGAGCGAGGAGCATCACGATGAATGATATCGCATGGCAAGACATGCTCATAGCTGAAGATGCGCTTATAGAGTCTCTGCAGCAAAAGCTACACGACGATCCTGAGCATGGGAAGTACTGGCAAGATCGGATTGCAACTGAAAATATCAGACGGCAAGAGATACACGCCCAGGCAGAGCAGGAATTCATGCAGTCAATTGCGGCTATTTGCGAGAATGTGTTGAAGAAGAGTAAGGAGAATGGAAGTGAATAGAAACGAGATTTGCGAGCATACGGGTACAATGCGAAAACGCTACCAAACTGGCCTAAAGTCTTGTATCCTAGGGTTGACACCTGTATGGCAAGGTGTTAAAATGTATGGCAAGGAAGGTATATATGATCCAAATGCAAGAAACCGAGCTGCAAGATATTCTGAAATCCAATGGATGGGCTATGATCAGAAGGAAAAGATACCATCAAAGGTATCTGTATGCTATGCAGCGCCAAGGGAAGAAAGTCCAGGAGGTCTATATCACGCCAGAGTCACGCCTAGAGCAGTTGACTCCAGAGCAAGTGCTCAACAAAATCAAAAAATAAAGGCTGGTCTTAGCCAGCCAACAATTGAAAATTCAGTAGCAGTTTTGCTTGTTCCCACGTGTTTTGGCGAACCCAGGAACAAGCACGGAACCCGCTACCAGCAGTACGCCTATGTCAATTATAGACAGGTTGCCAAACACCTGTCAAGGTTGTGCAACAGCCCGCATTTACATAGACGCGCTGGTTAGCAGTAGAAATGGAGCGCGTCTATGTATACGATTCCCCCCTTCATTCATCCCCTTATATCGCCATGCCCGGGTGGAAGTGAGGCTATGCCATGAGCAGTTTTGAAGGATTTGAACAGGCAAATACCACACCTGTTCCCGATATCCTCTTTGATGAACTTTTATCAGAACTTTCTGGGTCTGAACTAAAAGTCCTTCTCTACATTATTAGACGCACAAGGGGCTTTAAAAAAGATACTGATGCTATATCACTGAATCAATTTCAGTACGGGATAACCACAAAAGACGGGAAACAGCTTGATAAGGGTTGCGGAATCAAGCGCCGCCAGACCATTGTTGACGCATTAGTCTCACTTGAAAAAAAGGGCTATATCATCTCCTACAAGACAAAGACCTCGGAAGGGGACAATGATGTCACTGTTTACCGAATCCACTTTAAAGGAGTGGTTTCAAAACCGGACTACCCCCCAAGCTCAGATGGTGGTTTCAAAACCGTACCACCTAGTTTCAAAACCGGACCAGGGGTAGTTGCAGAAACCGGACTACCCGTGGTTTCAAAACCGGACCCACAAGAAACAGTAATACAAGAAACAGTAATACAAGAAACAGTAGAGAGTATGCCTGCCGACGATTCAGCAACTCAACCATTTGCTCCTAGCGTCGCACACTCTCCACTTTCAACTACCTCAACTGATCAATTCTTAGCTGAAGTCCACAAGAGAGAGTTAGAACAGTTGACCTCTTCAAGTAAATGTCCTATAGCCAATACGGATACACAGTCAATGGCTACAGGAAATACATCCTCTGAGCAGATAATAGAGCAAAAGCCTCTTGTAGCCAATACTAAACCTAAAGCCTCTTCCAAGAAAAAAGAGAGGCATACCGAACCGCTTATGCCTAAAGGTCCTCCGCAAATGCCGCCTGATGATATGGCGTGGGGGACAAAGAAGTGTTTGCAAATTTTTGATGCATGGAGAGGACATATTCTTATAGGCCACTACAAGCTCACACAAGCTAGCACGTGCGCAAAAGGATTGGCAGAGCAGTATACAGAGGAGGAAGTACGACGCGTCTATCTAGCTATGAGTGAGGATGAGTATTGGAAGGAAAGAGGGATAGATATTTGCAATGTGGCAAATAACATACACAAAGAGATCAAGAAAACCAAGACTGCAAAGAGTAGCGCTCCTGCTCAACAGCCCAAAGGATCGCAGCAACCAGCGGTTTCGGCCCGGCTTGATCCTGAGAAGGTACAAAGAAATTTAGAGCGTCAAAGGCAAAGAGCCATAGCTTCAGGAAACTATACAGATTAGGAGAAAGTCATGCAAAAAGTTAACATGAGTCTTTTGCCCCCAAGCCTTTTAGCGCGTTACTTAGCCCTTCCTCGTACTATTGCAGAAATAGACAATATGTGTGAGCACTGTGGAAATACTGTTGAGGTCAAGGAAATCACGATCAAGGATGAGGTCCGATACTCTCTTGTTAAATGCACATGCCGAATAGCTGAGGAAAAGCGGCTAGAGCAGGAGCAAATACGCAAAGCGATGCTTGATACAGCATCTCGACACACTTACACATGGCTAGGAGGACGTTGGACAGATGTTGCGCTCCGAGAGAAGACCTTTGAAACCTTCGACCAGTCTAAACAGCTAGCTGCTTACGAATCGGCGCGTATGTTTGCCAATGATCCGTATGGAGTACTTGTATTGCATGGAACGTATGGGACTGGAAAAACACACCTGCTAGCTGCTATCTGCAATACAGCACTGAGAAACAAAAAGCCTGTCAAGTCCCTTTTTACTACTTCTCCCAAGATGTTTGCTGCCATTCAAGAGCGTATACAGCGCAACGAGGAATACTATCCAATCATTGACAAGGCGATACAAACGCCACTTCTGGTCATCGATGACATAGACAAGGCAAAGTATTCAGAGTTTCGTGAGGAGATCTACTTCTCCATTGTTGATGATCGCATTAAAGCAGGAATGCCTATAGCGGTTTCAACAAACAGGTTAAGCGAACTGGCTAGTTTTGTTGGAGGCGCTGTCTGCTCTCGACTCAAGACGGGCCAAATTGAGGTTGAAATGGCTGGGGATGATTATCGAGAGGAGATGTAAGTGAACGCCTATCAGGATGATCTTTTAAAGCCATATGAAATAAAGAGGATATCATGCGCATTTGAGGAATGGTGTCATGATATCGCGACTGGACATGAGTATGTCATCTTGGATACAGAGACAACTGGTCTTCAGGGAGAAATCATTGATCTAGCTATCATCAATGGGCAAGGTGATGTGCTTTACAATAATCTCTTGCGTCCCAAGTGCTCTATTGAGTATGGAGCTATGAAAAAGCACCATATTACTGACTCGATGGTGAGACGTTGCAACACGTTTGCTCAAGAGTGGAGCAAGATCCATGATGTCATCAGGGGTAAGTCAATCATAACGTACAATGCGCGATTTGATGCAGAAAGGATTAGTCATACTGCAAGAGTGCATGGGGTTGACATAGGCAACATGGTCTTTTATTGCGCAATGGTTGAGTATGCTAAAGCTTATACTTCTAAGAGAAGTATCAAATTAGAAGTGGCATGTGAACAAAACGGCATTAAAGTTGCTCAAGAGCATCGTGCCTTACCGGATACTTTTGATACCTTAAACCTCATCAGGCAACGTGCTGGGGTTGAGTTGCTTGCCTGCATTAAATGTGGCGCTTCTGCTCGTCTGAGATCTCCATCGGGTACCAGATATTGCAGAAAACATGGGTATTGTGCTCGTAAGACATGCCTAAAGAGTGTTGAAAACTTTGTGTTACATCCACGGCTTGGGATATGGATGTGTTCATGTGTTGTGAACTTTGAGCGTGAAATGGAGGCTGCAGCGTGCGACTAACCGCCTATGACGTGCTCGGAGTACCTGAATACGCCACACCGGAAAATATCAAACGCCGCTATCATACGCTGGCGAAACGCTACCACCCCGATGTCTACAAGGCTACGGATGCTCATGAGAGGATGAAGACTATCAATCTGGCGTATCAGGCAATCCAAGACGGACGAGGTAGGTTCTGGACGCCTCCCATTGAGCAGAGTGCACCGGAAAAGCCAGAGCTGCCACCGATGGCGGAGATGATCGCCTTTGCCAATGAGCATGAAGTAGATGATGCGTACCTGCTCACGATCACAGTAGGCGGACGTGATGAATATTCGAGAATGTTAGATCTAGCGGAATTAGTAGAGTTAGCTGGACATGTAGTTACGGCAAAAGTAGTAGAGGCAATAGGATACAAAGCGCCACACTATCATCGTAAGCTGGTAAAGTCGGCTTTGCGGTGGTACTTGCGTGGGTTGAAAGTAGAGTTGGCAATTCGTAAAGCTTACATTGATGATCAGTTTTATAGATCTCAGGGGAGTAGGCAAAAGGATGAATAAACCGATTATATGGAGTTACGGCGGAGGCACGCAAAGTATTGCCCTGGCAATACTTGTTCGACAAGAGCGATTGCCACGCCCTGACAGGATCGTGATAGCCGATACCAGTTGGGAATTTAAAAAGACCTGGGAATACACAGAGCAGCATGTTGCGCCTCTGCTGGCAGAAGTGGGACTCAAGATAGAAATAGCCTCGCATGCGCTTTCAAAAGTCGATTTGTATAGTCTCAAAGGTGAAATTCTCATTCCAGCCTACGACGTGAGGCGCACAAACAAGAAAGGTGAGCACGCCAAACTCCCCACGTTTTGCAGCAACGAATGGAAAACCCGCGTCGTCCGTCGGCACATCGGGGGAGCAAAAGGCAACCCTGGGGGCATACGTATGTGGCTGGGGATGTCTCTCGACGAGGTGGAACGGTTGAAGCATTCAGGTGAGGACTGGTGTGAAAACTACTGGCCACTCTGCTTCGATGTGAAGATGACACGAGGCGGGTGTGCGCAGCTGGTGCGAGATTACGGACTCCCAGAGGCTATTAAGTCCCGCTGTAAGATGTGCCCAAACCAAAATGATGACGGATGGATAGAAATCAAACAAGAGCCAGAGGAGTGGAAAGAGGCGGTACGGATCGACAATCAGATATTCGCTTCTCATCAGGTCAGGTTGCACAAATCAGGCAAACCGTTAGACGAGGTAGAACTAGTGCCAAGAGGAGAGGATGAAGGTGGGTTGTTTGGCTGTGATAGTGGCTATTGTTGGACATAGAAAGGAAGTAGGGCAAGAGGATGATACAGGTAGAACAAAACATTCCAAGTGAATATAGTAAATTATACAGCGATTATGTAGCAAGTCTTGCAAGTAAGTTGAGCAACGTTATGTGGGTAGTTCTAGACAGAGGACACAAGATAATGCAGATTGAGAAAGAGAAGCATCAGGCGATGGTAGAGCAGCTATTGAGCAGTGGTGATGTACAGCGTGTGAGAGTGGCTGAGGAGGTGATGAGACGGAGTGTAGGGAATTGGGAGGCAAGGTAGAAATGAGGCAACAGGACTTCGAACAGCTCATAGCAGACGCTGGCCTCGTCCTGCTCTCGAACTGGCCGCCGCGGTTTCTCGTCTGTCTGTGTGTCGAGAAGCAATTTGGCATTCGCTTTCAAACGGACGTTCTAGCCTACGAGCCTGCTGAGTTTGTAGCACTCACACCTGAGCAAGCTAAGCAAGACGTAGCGCATTGCAAGGAGCAACTCGAGTCCGCTGCACATACACAGCAAGGCAGGACAGCGGACGAGCGTGCGCCCAAAACGGCACCTGTACAAAAAGTTGTGAGACAGCAGACGACTATCAACTACCCGGCGCACTGAGCAAGAAAGGATACATTTATGATCAAAGACCGACGTGGCGGGCCTGCCGAGTCGATGACAACACCAGAGAGCTTCGACGCGTTTTACACGAAGAAGCTTGAGGCGCTCAAGGTCGAACTCAAAGACATCATCAAGGACGCGATCGTTTTCGTCGTCGGTAGAGAGTACGCGTGTCCATCGTGTCAGGCGCGTCTGAAATGGCACAGAGACGGCCGCATGGGATGTTTTCTCTGCAATATGCCTCGCTGGTCTCAACCCGTCAGAATCGCGGCACAGTCGATCCTAGAGCGATATCCAAATCTGGAAGAATGTCGAGAGGAATGGGAAGCATCCCGGAGCAAGAGAGCCATGCCCCAACTAGCGATTAGATCAAAGAAAGGGGATGAAGCGCTAGGCAAGCAGATCAAGGAAGCTAGGCAATTGAAAGGATGGAGCTTAGAAGATCTAGCTGCTCAAATCACGACGATGAGAGGTAAACCGTTGTCTAGGAGTGGCTTGCAGCACTACGAAGACGGCTGGGAGTATCCGTCAGAGTATGTACTAGGACAATTGAAGGATATATTAGGATTGGAGGTATGAAAGAATGATGATTGGTGCGAGGAAGAGGATTTCATGGAAGGACTGTGTATAGATTGTATACAGGATCTTTGCCCAAGATGTGGGAAATGTTGCACACCAGCGTGTGAATCGGAGGAATGTGATTGTGTGCATACATGGTGAAATACGCGTTGATTGATAGCGGTGGATGTGTGAATGAGAGTAGGAAGGGTGGCTTAAAATACTATAAACTTGCCTGATAGGCGGATCTATGATATAATTTGAAGTAGACATTTGAATATGGTTTGTCCCTGGCGCTACTGCAAATAGCCCAGGGACATGACGCAAGAAAGGTGATTCTTACGTATGGCTACCTTACCACTTCATGGTGAAAGTGACAACCCTCTCCAGTATGCATTCAATTTTGATACCCTCAACTCCCATCCATATGAAGATCCTGTCTACGAAGTTCGGCCACGGTCTCATAAGAGATGCCAAAGGTGTCATCGATGGTTCCCACTTGACAAATTTCATTTTGATAACGGCAAAAGAGATGGATTAAACAAATGGTGTAAAGAATGTGTCAATAAGCACAGGAAAGAAAAAGTGCCTATTGAAAAGCAGCGAGCTTATGATCTGCATAAAGCGTATGGTATCACTAAAAAGCAGTATGATCAGATGCTAGAGGCCCAGGGAGACGTATGCTACATTTGCAAAGGTGAAGAGCAATCATTTGATACTAGGTCAGGGGAATTAAGGGCACTTTCCGTCGATCATGATCACGCTACTGGAGAGATTAGAAAGTTACTATGCCATAGATGTAACTGTGCTTTGGGTTGGGCAAATGAGGAACCTGAGCGACTAAGAGCTATAGCTGATTATGCTGAGTGGTGCAAGACAGTGAAACCGTCAGGGAATATTGTTCAGATAAATCTTATAGAGTAAAAAGATTTATAAGATAATAGGTATGTATCTGTATGTATTGATGATATATAGCCCTCCTTTCCCATTAGGTGCATAAATCGATGGGAAAGGCATACTAGCTTGACAAATCTGGTAGAATAGTGACTACAAATGACGGTTTGCGGACAGAAAAAGGAGTCAATCTTGAGCAAGGAATTAGCGCTATTTAAAGTACAAGCCATTGATGATGTGATAATAACACTCTTAAACCGTCTTCATTCAGATAGGTCAAAGGAGGTATATTATCAGGATACAAAAGCTTTTGCTTCGTTCTTGTTAACTAGAGGGAAATTGCATGCAAGAGATATCACATATGCTGATATGGTTGACTACCAGGACCATTTAAAAGAGAATGATAAAGGCGATAAAAGAGCTGTAAAGACGATTAATAGAATGTTTACTGTAGCTCGTAGCATTCTTGACGTTCAGGTGAAATTAAATCACATTCCGGTTAACCCCGCATTAAATGTCAAGAACCTGAAAGTAAGCGATATATCGTCACCCCATATAGCTCTTAAGGATGAACAAGCTAAGAAGTTACTTGACTCTATAGACCGATCGACAAAACGAGGGAAGCAAGAGTATGCAGTTATCTCCATTTTGCTTCGTACTGGATTAAGGCGTTCAGAGTGTGCAGCTCTCAAGATTAGAGATTTGGATCAAGATAGCGGTCACTATATCATTCGTGTCACTGGGAAGGGAGATTTGAAAGATATTGTGAAGCTACCTCCTGATGTGAAGCGCTATATCCAGGAATGGCTAGATGTATCTGGTAGACAGCTCACACTTGACTCACCGCTATTTGTGAGCTTCGATCGCGGGGACCATCCTACAGAACAGCAGATTAGCCCAAAGTGGATTGAGCGAACCGTGAAGCATTATGCTGAGGCGATAGGGCCAAGCTTCTCTCCACACTCTCTAAGGGCCTCGTTTATCACCCTGGCACTAGAAAAAGGCGCAACTCTTACGCAGACGCAATACGCGGCCAGGCACAAGGACCCAAGGCAAACAGAGGGCTACCAGCGACGTAAGCTCAATTTGGATGATAATGCTGTTGATAAGCTGGCATTCTTGAGTAGAGATTAGGAGTACTCAGAAAGGATACTACAATGGCTTATGGGAATTGGGGAGCTTTTGTCTACAAAAATGGAGAGCGTCAAACCGAATGGGAAGATAACACGCCCTACCGTGAAGATGAACTTATAGCAGGATACTGGCAAGCATTTGGGAGAAAGGAAGAAGGTGAAATAATTAGGCCACACCATGCAGTACTAGGTAAGGATAGAGTACGTGTTTGTGCGCATAAAGCCTACTTCAGGCTCTATCTTGACGGGAAAGAGATAGAAGGTACTGATCAGTACCTTGTAGACACAGATGAAGCAGACACAGATGAAAATTTTGATGTTGATGCACTCCATCAGGGGGAGATAGAAGGGTACAAGTTCCGTGTCCAAGAGTTTGACGGGAATATGATTGATCTTGAGCTGATAGAGCCTGATGGTACAGTCTGGCAAGCTCGTTGTGGCTACGCTTTCGGTGCTGGATGGCCTGAAGATTCGGAAGGTAACCGTTACTATAATGCAATGTCATGGAAGGAAGGAAAATGAACTTTGAAGAAGCAACTAGCAACATGTATGCGAATATGGCAGCAATGGAAGCTTGTAAGCCGACAACGCAGGAGTTTGTTGATGCTGTTATTGCCGCCGCACCAGCCATGCAAGCAGCTTGGGAGCAATGCCTAGCTGACGATGCAATTTGGGCAATGAGAGCACAGCGACATGGCAAGTTGCGGACATGGTGGTTGCGTTGGCAATTGAGAGAGAAGGGGAATAGTTGATGCCCAAACAAGATAAACTCAAAGTTACGCCTATCACATCTAATGAGAAGTTTAGTAGCAGTGTTGAGGCTACCCATCAACAGGTACGCGAATTTGTGCAAGCGTACCTGATAGAACATGATCTACCTCTTATTGTGACAACGATAGACAGAGGGTTTTTTGTGTGTGCTTTTAGACTAATTGAAATTGGGTATACAAAATCATTGACATTCGCTTTACTCTGCTATATAATGATTATATACATACAAAATCAAACAGCAGAAAGGCAAATGTCAATGACAGTTAACCATGAACAACCAACCGAGATCAAACTTAGCGCAGAGCAGGAAGCTCTGTTTAAAATTATGGAAGGTAGCCAACAACACCTTTTCATCACTGGCCGGGCTGGTACCGGAAAATCTGTTCTCTTGAGGCACTTTAGAGAGAACACAAAGAAGCGGGCTGTTGTCGCAGCTCCTACTGGTATAGCTGCTCTGAATGTGAGAGGGCAAACGATCCATTCCCTCTTCCGCGTTGCTCCCCAGTTGCAACGCAAGGGCAGACTCCCAAGAAATTCCCGCGTGTGCACTCTCCTCAAACGTATAGACACGCTCATCGTTGATGAGATTTCAATGGTCCGTGCCGATTTGTTGGATGCGATTAACGAGCGTCTGCAAGAGGCATTCGACAATAATCTCCCGTTTGGAGGAATACAGGTCATCATGTTTGGAGATGTGTACCAGCTCCCCCCAGTGGTTGAAGAAGGATTAATGTCATACTTCGAAGCGGTGCATGAGGGCTATTTCTTCTTCAATGCACTGGTGTGGCAACAAGCTGAATTTAAGATCTACGAGCTAACACAGGTATTCCGCCAAAAGGACCCTGCGTTTAAGAGCATCCTCAACGCAGTCAGAGACGGTACAGTCATTGATGAGCAGATAGAGCAGTTAAATGCTCGTCATGGCGTTCCCATGCCTGAGGAGGGAACGCTTACTCTAGCACCAACAAATAGCCTTGTCACAAACATCAACCAGAAACGTCTTGACCAGTTGGAAGGTAAAGCATACGAATACAAGGCTACAATCACAGGAGAAATGAAACGGTCAACATTTCCGACAGAAGAGGTTGTACAGCTAAAGGTTGGTGCTCAAGTCGTTTTGCTTCAAAATGATAAAGACAAAAGATGGGTAAATGGTACGATTGCCACCATCTCTAAGCTCAAAAAAGATGACGAAGAGAAGGGAATCACTGTCCATGTTGACAAGATAGATTATGACCTAGAGACAACAACATGGGAAGAAATCCGCTACGAGTATGATCCAGCAGAGGGGAAAGTGAAAGAGGAGGTGGTAAGTAGCTTCACCCAGTACCCTGTTCGTCTGGCTTGGGCCATGACCATCCACAAGAGTCAGGGCCAAACCTATGAGAGTGTAGCTCTCGATCTTACAACCGCCACGTTTGCTCCTGGACAGCTTTATGTTGCGCTTTCTCGCTGCACAAGCTTGGAGGGCCTTTACCTCAAGATGCCTGTCAAGCGAGGACATATCATTGTTGAGCCGAAGGTCACAGCATTTATGTTGAGGCGGGAAACCATCAAGGTTGAAGCGTCCGCGGATATCATTGAAACGTGTGCACAAAATCAAATTGAGATTGTTGAGCAACCTATGATTGAAGAGGTTCTGTGCACACAAAATCAAATGTCAGTAGAGAGCATAAAAAAACGTGGAGGAAAGCGAGAAGGCGCTGGGCGCAAACGTAAAGAGGAACTCAAACACGTCAGCGTCAAACTATCAGATGAGCAGATTGAAAAAACGAGTGGCATTGATCGTTCAGAACTAATACGAAGTTTGCTAGACGCAAATGGATATGGAGGTTAAATTATTTAAAGAAAGTGGGACCCACGGCCTGTATTTGGCACGTGGGCCGATGTGTATAGAAGGACTTTCATCCATTCTCAATTATAGCATCATATTTCTCGTTATGTATATCGATACACATCTATTTGATATGGTATGATACGCTATTCACAGAAATACGAATTACAGATATTTTCACTGACCATTCCCACTACCACCACAGGAGGCCCATATGCATACGTTCCTTTCCGGTGCATATGGGCCTCTCTGTCTTTATAAGATATTAGAGAATATAATTGCATGAATGAAGGAACGAATGAAAAAAGACGTGGGAGCGTGAGAATACACCTACAGAGCATCATGAAGGCTTTATATGGCAGTACAGACTACAAAGCAGTGAATATGAGGATAGACAGATATGATAAAGATATGCTCGTTATCACGGTAGATCATCCGAGTCTACCAATAAGCGGAAAAGGATATAGATATCCGATTATAGAAATTAAGAGGACTAAATTGAATGAGGAGAACGATGAGAAATAGATACATGACGCGTGATGATGATACAGACGTGGGATTGCTTATATTCACGCTTATCGTGCTTCTCATTGGAATTGCGATGGGGAAGAAGATACGATGATATGAGCGTCAAAGGGCCTCAGGTCGTGTCTGGGCTTCCAGGCAGTGAGATTGGCCAGCCTCGCAACATGTTCCTCAACGATAGGTCGTATGGTAGCCAAGATCAGGCCGCGGCTGCTCTGCTCTCACTCAAGATCCGTATGGGGGCTAAGCTTACACAGCAGGAATTGTATCAGATATAAGCAACCTTGTTATCGCATGTCCTATATGTAATCTCAGAAAAAGCAATAAGTTTTTGCATGAATGGGTAGAGGGAGGTAGGTTGCTGTGAGTAACATTGATTGGCAGGCCATTCGATCTGATTATGAGTCAGGAGGGATGTCTTTGCGTCAATTGGCTGCTACTTATGGTATTTCTAAAACTTACCTCATCGAAAAGCGCAACAAAGAAGGGTGGAATCGCCCACAGGCTGACCGACCGACCAGTGACCGACCAGGCCCTATCCCCATCTCTCATTTACCTGTTCCTAGTGATGCTGTATCCATTGCTCGTATTGGGTTAAGCCAACTGGCAAAGCATTTACAGTCAAATGAGATATTAGAGATTAAGGACCATAAGTCACTTTCTGATGCTCTTGCCCAATATGTCAAAGTCCTTCAAACAGCTCCAAAAGAAGATCCGCAAGAGCAACCTGAAGGCATGGTTATCCCAATGGGCAAGCTTTCTGAGGAGGCGCGTGCTAAAATTCGCCTTGTGCTAGCAGAAGACCAGAAATCAGGAGAAAGTGCGGGCTAATGGGAGTGACGTTGGTAAGGGATTTAAGCCTGCTAGAAGAGTTCGATGCCGAGAACGCACGCTATAACTTTAAGCAGTTCGTCACATCTGCTTGGCACATCATAGAACCTGGTCGTGCATTTGTTCCGGGCTGGCATCTAGATGCTATTGCAGAGCATCTACAGGCAGTCTCTGAAGGACAGATCAAGCGCTTACTGGTGAATATGCCTCCTCGGCACGGTAAATCGTCCCTGATATCTGCACTGTGGTCGGCCTGGTTACTTCTCAATAACCCCGCTATCCGTCTCCTCTGTGGTTCATATGCTTTAAATCTAGCAACACGAGATAATCTAAAAGTAAGACGAATTGTCAAGTCACCTTGGTTTCAACAGCGTTATGGGCATTTATTTACAATAGTTAAAGATCAAGATGCAAAGATGAAATTTGAAACAAACAAGCTTGGGTATAGAATGGTTACGTCAGTCGGTGCGGGTACTACAGGAGAAGGAGGGGATATACTAATATTAGACGATCCTCACAATATTGACGAGAAAGAGTCAGAGCCAAAGCGCGAATCTGCTTTAATGTGGTTTAACGATACATGGTGCAGTAGGTTAAACGACTTTCAAACAAGCTGTATGGTGGTTGTAGCACACCGTATTCACGAACAAGATGTGAGCGGTCATATCCTGGAAACCAACGATGGGGAATGGGCACATCTCAACTTGCCTGCTGAATATGACCCTGCCACGCCGTGTAAAACTTACCTTCCATCAGGTGACACATTTTGGGAGGACCCACGCAAAGAAGAGGGCGATTTGCTATGGGAGGAACGATTCCCGCGTGAGGCTATCGAAAAAGCCAAGCGCCGGCATGGCATCCTTGGCTACTCAGCTCTCTATGGGCAAAATCCAATTCCCCCAGGCGGCTTTATCTTCAATACGGCTAACGAGCGCCTCTTCACAATCTCACCTGAGGGAGATATGTACCTACTCATCACGCCGTCTGGTGTACAATCCTACCTCATTGCGAATTGTTGGGAACTATCAACCTCTGACGTGGCAGCCAAAGATAAAGAGATAAACGATTTCACAGTCTTCGCCCACTGGGCGGTCACCCCCGGCAATGATGTCCTTCTACTGGATTTGTGGCGCGGTCACTGGTCTATTCCCAAGCAAAAGGAAAAGGCACGTCAGTTCTACCAGACACACTTCTCAGTTCGGTACAGAGCGTTCTACTTTGAAGATGTGGCCTACCAGTCGGCTATAGCGCAGGATCTGCTACTTGAAGGTATCCCGTGCCTAAGCTTCCACCCCCAGAACAAAGGGGACAAGGTGGCACGTGCCGTGGGAGCTTCTATCTGGCAAGAGGCCGGCAAGGCTTACTTTCTCAAAGGTGCTGTGTTCCTGGTGGATTTCCGCAAAGAGATTTATAAGTTTCCCAAGGATGCAAAAGACGATCAAGTCGATAATTTCAGCATGGTATGCATGATCGTCCGATCACCTGAGATTGGACCTTTAGACGACGAAACAGCTAACGCAATACGCGGATATGTGGGGTTTTAGATGAGTATTTTTGACGGCTTTCTACAAGCGGGACAGTACCTCTATGCAGCAATGCGACGCGTGTTCGACAATCCTGCCAACGATTTCACCGAAGACACGTTCTACCAGCGTGAGCTAGATTATATGCTCCTGTGGGCGTACTACAATGGCTCTATGTTCGACAAATCAGCACGCCTCATCAATGGCTTCGGTATGACAGGGTGGACATTCAGAAGTTGGGATCGCTATAGGGCAAATTACAACCTCTATCGCAATATCCGCTTGATCTACAATCCCACTCGTCGCTTGGTAGATTTCTATGCAGGAACTGTCTATCCTGGCGTGCTCAGTGAAGACGGAGACGACCTCCCGGACGGTGTAACGCTTGCGATTCCCTTCAGCGAAGATACAAAACCTGAGCTAAAAGCAGCCGTTGCGCAATTCTGGGAGTGGTCAAATTGGCAAGCGAAAAAGAGCGTTGAGGTTCGCTATGGAGCTGCTTTAGGGAGTGTGCTGGTAGAAGTCGTTGATGATTTTGAAGCGGGCTATGTGTGTGCTGAAATTGTGTGGCCTGGCTTCGTCTGGGATCTCGAATTAGATTATAGCGGCAATGTTACCTCATATGTTATCCAATACAGCGCAAAAGATGAAGAAGGCTTCTATCTCTACAAAAAGGAAGTGGACATTAATTCATTCCGCTACTACAGAAACGATGAACCGTACGACTACGGTCAAGGTGCTATAGTTCCGAATATTTACGGCTTCATCCCTGCCGTGTGGATTAAGCACCAAGACAGTGGCAATGACCATGGTAGCCCCTGTATCGCCGGATCTATGGCAAAGATCGATGAGTTGAACAGCCTCGTCTCACATGTACATGATCAGATCCACAAGGTCATCGGAGCGCCGCTAATCATGTGGTCGAGCGGTTCGATAGCCAATCTCTTTCCAACTGCTAAGCGTGGGCCGACGAGCGAATTTGTCGAGCCGACGACTGACCAAGAAGCATCGCTCTTCTTGAAAGGGCCGCCTGATGGCAAAATGGATAGCCTGGCTGGCAATCTTGCACTTGGTGACACATTGCCAATCATTCAGCAGACGCTTGGTGAGATCGAGGACGACAATCCTGAGCTGACATTCTATAAGCAGCTCAGGGAGATGAGCCAAGTCACCGGGCCAGCCGCTAGCAGACTTGTGGGCGATGTTGCAGGCCGTGTTATAGAGGCTCAAGCGATCTATGACCAGTTCAACATTCGGCTCTTTCAAATGGCTGTCGCTATAGGTGGTTACCGTGCCAATAGCGGCGCGTGGGGACCACTCAGTGATCAACAGAAGAAGTTCTTACCATTCAATCTTGACAGCTACAAAGCAGGTGACTTGGCGATGGCTATCATGCCCAGGCCGTTGCTCACTCCAACGAAGCAAGAGAAGTCGCAGGAGTCGTTATTTATGTGGCAAGGCGTACAGGCTGCCGTGACCGCTGGCGTGCCTCTCAAGCTCGTCCTAGCGCAGGAGGGTTGGACTGATGAGGAGATAGCGGAGCTTGAGCAAGTGCAACAAGAGGAGGATGCTGCTAGTCAGCAGAAATTTGAACAGCAACAAAAGATCATCGCCCAGAACAATCCACCTCAGCAGTATGACCAGAACAACCCCATGCAGTCTAGCAATAATAATCAGCAAAACGGGCAAAATCAACAGAATAAGCAACCTGTAGGACAGAAAGGGTAGGATTTGTATATCGATCGTATCTCAACATCAGAGATGAATTATTTATACAAATGGGCTATGCGCTATGATGCATCTACGCTAAAGAAAAAGCGACGAAAGAAAATAATGCGTAATAAGCAGGAACGTGAAGCATCGCTGAGAAGGGCGATAGATTGGCCTATCGGTGCTCCGTTCGAGTTTGGCAAGCCGCTTTCGCCACAAGAAGCGCGACGGCATGCTATAGAAGCGTGGGAAAATCCATTTGCAAAGGAGGAAGGTGAGAAGGGATGAAATGGTCTGAACTGACTCCTGAGCAGAGGAATAGACTGGTTTATGACCAGATTATGAAACCTGTCATGTGTAACGGACCATGGCATATTCACACACTTCCTGATGGGGCGCGGCAAATTTGTAGATGCACTTGTGGATACGAGTGCGCTAACGAGCTTCCTGCTCAACCCGCAAGCCATGAGAGACCTGTATGGAGCTTGGTACCATACAGCACTGACATGAATGCTGCTTGGGAGATTGTAGAACACTTTGCTAAGTTGCCTGATGATCCTTTTGAGTCTCGTTGGAAGAAATATCAGTTTATACATGATCTGGGTATGCTTCCATGTGATAGTCCATCTTGGTATGACATTTCCTATGAAATATTGGCATCTTGGACACCAGCACTGATTTGTTTAGCTGCATTGAAAGCGTATGGAGTAGAAATAGATGAGAGCTGAGATAATCCGGTGCGATACATGCACAAAGATTATTACTGATGAAAAAGGGCGAAGATCCTGTGATAGCACTGCGATGTTCAAGGAAATATACGAGCCGATTGAGCAGGAAGAAAGGGCAAGAATGAATAAAGGCGAAATACTCGTAGCTATCCACAATATGAGAGGTGAGTATGCTCATAAAGCAAGTGAAGACCTCAAGAGGATTGGTAAGACTGCACTTGGTGGTACTCCAATTATGCCTACTTCAACCCTTGCAGTGTCCTACTATGAGTCGCAAGCTAAGGTGTCCGTACTAGACGAATTGCTTGAAAAGATAGACAAAACACCAGATGAAACAAAGCATAACCCATTCTGCAATCACAGCATTTACGACTCACAAGGCAATGAGATAGCTAGAGCAAAAGGAGGACTATGACGGAAGAAGACAAGCTAATACAAAAGATACTCAACATAGCGTATGATGCTATAAATGCATCGTCTAGAACTTGGTTCAGCTTCAAAAAGGCTCTTATTTTGATGAAAGCCATGGGAAGAATTATTGATCTTTGCTTAGAGCGAAGGAAGGAAGAAAACAATGCCGAGTGACTTCCTGGTAGACCTCATAGAACACAAGCGACGTGTAGGACTCTATCTTCAGAAAGTAGCTAACGCGCTATTTGGGCGTGCAGTTGTACACGATAACTCTAAATTCAGTCCAGAGGAATACGGGCCGTATGATTCAGCTTTCCCCAACTTGCAAAAGTACGCCTATGGGACTGAGGAGTTGAGAGCGGAGCTGCGCAAGATCAAGCCAGCTATCAAGCACCATTTTGCAAATAATGACCACCATCCAGAATGGCATGGGCAAGGCATTGACGGCATGGATCTCATACAGCTCATAGAGATGGTGTGCGACTGGCTAGCAGCTTCAGAGCGGAGTCAAGCGGATATCTTCAAAGGTCTTGAGATGAATAAGGAGCGTTTCAAGATTGATGATCAATTGTACTGTATTATTAAGAATACGATCATTATCCTGACTAATAGACATGATCCTCAAAATGATGGGACAACAGGCGGATGAAAGGAGACATATGAGCAAAAAGACCAAGAACAGTAAAGGACAGGTCAAACCGATAAAAGGAAAGGGGTATTAACATGCCAGGACATAGAGGAGCACAACCAGGCAATCATAACGCTGTGGGACATCATAGCTACCCGTCTGGGAGAAGTAGCGGAGGCCACAAAGCAGCTTCTAAACCAGAGCCGCATTCAGGTTCAGGCAAGGGACACGGGGATCATCACCATGGTCCGCATGCAAAGTCCGGTGCCACATAGAGGAATAGCATACTTCATTCATAACCATCAATTTGCATTATAGAAAGGTATCGTGTACAGTGAATAATAATACTCCAAATTCCAATCCAGGAGGCCAGGAGCCAAACGGATCGGACCCCAAGGGCCAGGAGCCCAACTCAAAAGGCCAGGAGCCGAATGAGCCACCAAAGCAAAAATTGTCTCTTGATGCATATGAAGCTATCATAGCCGAATTGCGCGAAGAGAATGCCAAAGCACGTGTCAAGCTACAAAAGCACACTGATGAGCAGAAAAAGCAAGCTACGGAAGCCCAGGCGGCTGAAGAGGCTAGACTCAAAGAGCAAAATCAGTTCAAAGAGCTTGCAGAGAAGTATGGAGCAAAAGTACAGGAGTTAGAGCCAGTACAAGAACGCTATACAGCTCTCTCGACACTTCTAGGAGATCAGATCAAGGCACAAGTCAAAGAGTGGCCCAAGGAGGTCAAGGATCTCTTGCCAGACAATGACACTCCTATAGAAGATCGCTATGCTCAAGTTCAGAAGCTGCAAGCTTTCGTTGATAAGCTTCAAGCGCAAGCTCGTCAACCTGGACACGGACCCAATCCGAAACCAGCGGGTGACCCAACTCAAGACGACTTGAAACAAAAAGAAATACAACGGTTACGCGCCACAAATAAGTACAACGCGTAAGAACGAACAAACCACCTTTTGACCGCTCTTTACAAGCGGGGAAGGACAATATGGCTAGTATACCCAAGGCGGGACAAGTCAGTGTAAGCACGTCTGTCCCCCCAACAAACTGCCAACTTTCAGGCTTATACGCGGGAAGCGCCCTTTTTGCCGGAGATGCCTGCTACATCAACACCTCAGACGGCAAGGTCTACCAATCCAATGGCTCGGCGGCGAATGCAGCGGCTGTTGTCGATGGTTTCACCCCCAGTGATGTTCCGATAGGCGAAGTCGTGACGCTCATGTGGGACGTCAACATGCGCTATGGTGCAGGGCTCACACCTGGAAGCTTTGCCTATCTCGACACAGTAGCAGGTGGACTAAACACAGTTCCAACTACAGGCGGACTGACTCCAATTGGCAGAATTGTAGACACAACACGTATCTATGTTCAGAAAAGCTATTAAGGCTCTATAGCAGAAAGGAGCCGAGATGGCTTACGGAACATTATCCATATTCGATACCATTGGTGGACGTAGAGCAGCCGCTAATGACTATATCGGATTGTATGACCCCGCGACGCTTTACCAGCAACTCAGCATCTTTCTGGAAGCGCACAATCACATCATGGATACCTTCAGTGAAGACCTGATGGAACCGACCACCGAGCGCTTCCTTACCTACGGATCAAATGATGAAACTCAGATGATCGATGGCGATGAAATGAGTCGGCCTGAAGTCCAGAAAGTCACTGTAAACCCAACCATGATGGGGTTTCCGCTCAGGATTAGGCAGGTGGCCTATGGGGTCACTCAGTTGTTCATGGAAACCAAGACAATTGGGGACTTGGAGCAGGTGGTTACCGCATGTACTGATGCCGACTTGAGAGACCGATTGGCAACGATACGAGCGACACTGTTCAATCCACTCAACAACCTGACATACCGTGATAGGTTTGTGGACAATATCACGCTTCCATTGCGTGCACTGCTCAATGCAGATGGTACCTACATACCTCCTGACTACTACGGCAATACGTTCAATCCGAATACGCACACGCACTACCTAGGAACCTCCTCATTTGCGAATGCTGACTTGCACTCGCTAGTTGACACGGTTGTTGAACACTTCAATACCGGATCTTTGAGAGTTTATATTAACCACGCGAATGAGTCTACTATACGAGGTTTTGCTGACTTTCTGCCGTATTGGGATGCAAGAGTTACCCCAAGTATCCAGATGACCAATGCGCTACAAACACCGTTGGATGTGCTTAATATCTACAATCGTCCTATAGGGATATTCGGTGCCGCAGAAATATGGACAAAACCCTGGGTAGCAGCAAACTATGCTTTTGCATTTAATACCAACGCTCCTAAGCCTTTGCGCATGCGTACAAGGCCGACTGCTGGCGTCAATAGGGGACAACTTCGTATCGCAGCTCAACTATCCATGTACCCATTGATGGCAACATACATGGAACGTGAATACGGTATAGGTGTGTATAACAGGCAGAACGGGGCATGTTTGTACATGGGAGGATCTTCTTACACAGCGCCTGCTGCATGGAGCCTCTAGCCTGATTTAGATCAGCTAGTCATAAATAGGAAGAGTAACTGAAATGCCTGAAATGCCTGAAAAGCCAAAGGGAGGGCAGGATAACACGCCTGCTCAGGACACCAGTAGCGAACAGCAACCATCAGACTTGCAAGCTGGGCCAGATGTGCCTAGACAAAAGCTTGACCAGACCATACCGGGCGGCAAATTCCTGAAAGACGGAAATTTGGTGAATGCGAATGGTGAGCGCATCGACGAGACCGGGCGAGTGCTCAAGTTGCAATGAATTGTGCGGAGAATGCGTAGATGTATAGAACAGATGCTATGACGTACTTGACCTCTGAATTCGGAGATATAGCTACAGATGCTAAGTTTGATGCTAATGCAACGGCATCAGCTTACAGCACGGCTATCGACAATTCTTTGCGGCACCTGGGCTATCAAGAAACGGATCTCCCAACGGTAAATGTTACGCAATCTCAAGTCATCAGCTATCTAGCTCTACTCGAATACTTCACACTCAAGCGCTTTATGCGCCTGTACAGCCTCAAATTCGATGTAGAGGCCGGCAACAAAGCGATTGTGGCTTCCAGGTCGCAAGCCTTTAGTCAAATGAAGTCGCTCTTAGGGCAAGCTGAAGCCGATTTAGCACGTCTGGGCATCCCACTCGGAGGCGTTGCAAGCTTCGAGATGGGACGAATTACTGATGATTTCCTTGAGCCAAGTACATTAGCGGAGTTTTAGAGGTAAGTATGGCAGATCAAGTACCAAGTATAGGAAGAATTGTCCATTTCGTATTGCCTGCTGATAGTCGGTATCCAGGGGCTCATAGACCAGCAATCATAGTCAGAGTCTGGGATGAAAATCCAACGATTGATTCGCTTGTGCAGCTTCAAGTCTTCACAGATGGATCAAATGATGGTGTGCCTTATAAGAGCGGTTTATTCTGGGCTACATCGGTTCATCATGCCGCTTCATCGGAGAATGAGCCTGCTACATGGCACTGGCCTGAATTTGTGCCTGCTAAGGGATAATCCATGTCAATTCTTGACGACACGGATCTACAAGGCTTAGCCGATCTTTTTGAAGATTTGGGGATGAAGGATAGTTGTGTAATCACACACACGGTCGGAGTGAAGGACCCATATGGCACATCAACAGCAGGAACGGTCACAACTCGTACCGTCAATTGTCTGGTAACGCCACTTCCCAGACCTGTTGTTCTACAGGCATTTAATGAGAGGATAGGCGCATTTGCTAAGTGGCACGTGGCTTTTCCTCTGAATACAAACCCACAGGAGGGGGATGCTCTTCTCATAAATGGACAAAAGATGATTGTGCAGATTGTGTTGACACCACAAACGTTTAGTGTCAACGACGAAGTCTTAGCAGGAGCAATAACGTGAAGAAAGTGCAGAACTTAACCCACGACTAAAGCGCGTGTCCAAAAAGGGGAAATGATGGCAGATGCATACAACAATTGGAGCAACATAGCCAACGTGCTCATACCTGCATGTGAACAAGCGGTTGACAGTGTTGCCAAAGCTGGTGCCAAGCACGTTCAGGACCAAATCACGGCTAACAACCAGATCCGCACGGGTTTCATGCTTAGCAGTGTCTACGCTAGCACACCGCTAGGCAGCGACTACTCAGGAGGTGTTAAGGCACTTCCTGAAGAGAAACCGTCAAGCAATACAGAAGCTGTTATAGGCGTAGCAGCCAGTTATGCACAATTTCCCAACTATGGTACAGTTTTTCAGGCACCCAAACCATTTTTTGAGCCTGGGATTGACCAAACCGCTTCTGACTTCGACACCGCTCTTGAACAAGTAAAGCTTCTCATTGAAGACGCAGGAAAGTAGGAAAGTATGACAGATATCGTAAACAATCGCGAAACAGCAGAAAATGACAAAGTGCATTATATCAACCATTTCGGACAAATATTCGATGCTGTTGTCAAGCGCATAACGCACCATGACGGTAACCACCATGCAGACCTGGAAGTGCAAAAGGACGGGCAAACTGAGACCGTAGAGGACGTACCGCACAATACCAGTCCTGAGGCGAATTCGTGGAACCATACGCCTAATCCTGAGGAAAGTGCGCTACATAATGCACCAAATTTCTACGGGACAGCGCCTACCGAGCAACCTGAGACACCTGCTGAAGTACCTGTAGTGCCACCTGAGCAGCCTGTGTCGTGAGCGTAAGCGAGGTAGCGATAGGGCTTTCCTGGATAACAGCGACTTTGCAAGCAGACTCGCAATGGCTAGCCCTTTCACCTGGAGGCGTCAAACGCGGTGCTTTGCCTGTAGGTACATCCACACCTGCTACCATCGTAGCCTTTCAGTCTGGCCCAGATGTTTTAACGGCTAATGCGATAAGACTGATGTCAAATGTACTTTATCAAATTAAAGGTGTGGGAAGTTCGGACCAGACACAAGCCGTGTTTGATCTTGCAGCTCGTATAGATGACCTGTTCAAACGAACACAAGGTTCGGCACCGGGAGGGATTGCACTCAGTTGCTACCGAGAGG